CATTCTTTTTCTTAGTCTCTTCATCATCTTTTTCAATCATTCCACCACGACCCACATGCCAACCGACAGGAATTTTCTTACACTTCTTGTCGGTATAGCACCAGTAATATCCTGGTTTGCAGGTCTTTGCCATGATATCTATATCTTGATAAAATTATTTAGTTCAGTTGTCTCTTAAGTTCGTCAATCTGTCTTTGCTGATCTTTAACTGCTTCAATGAGAAGTGCGACAATGTTTTGATATGCCACAGACTTAACACCTGTCGCATCTTCATAAACAACATCTGGAATAATTTCCTCAACTTCTTGTGCAATTAGACCTAAGCAGTGATCACCAGTAGTCTTATGGTCATACTCTACACCACGGAGACCACGTACTTTGTTGAGTGCGTCATCAATAGTTTTTACATTCTTCTTAAGTCTCTCGTCAGAGTTTGCAGTAACTGTTCCAGCACAAGTTAGATTAGTTCCATTAAACTGTAAGTTAGCAGATGTAGTTGCTGTATTTGTATTATCTTTGAATAGAACTTGGTTTGCATTACCAATGTCGTTTACGTCAGTACCACCTTCAACATTAACAGTACCAATACCACTAGTAATATCAATAGTGACTGCACCTGCACCAGGACCTCTGAAGTCCAGAGTAGTTGCACCACTACCAACATAACCACCTTCAGTTGCAAGACCAACACCAGTGATAATATTACTTAGATTTGATCCATCACCCACAAATGATGCTGCAGTAACAACACCAGTAAAGTCGGCAGAATTCATTGATCGAATGCTACCACTACTATCAATGTCAGCACCTCTAATGACACTACATGTCAAAATACCATTTCCACCATCTAGTGGCATATTGATATTTGCAACATTAGTGTAAGATGCACAACTTATAATACCCGAAACAGGATTAATATGGAATGCTAATGGTTCAAGTCTTACAACACCATGATCTGTATATGATGCAAACTGATGCTTATCACTATTGATACCAGTTACTCTACCATATCCATCAGTTATAACTCTAGTTACGAAATATTTTTCATCATCAGTATCTAAGAAATTATCTGTGGTGCTAATAACTGCGAGATCAATATCATTAGGATTAATTACAATACGGTTAGAACTTGCAGTACCAACGTTAATTGTTGATCCATCTTTAAACAGACCATCACCTGCTTCTACCTGACCAGCAGCAGAGAATTGAGTAAATGCTAGTGTGGAGAAACCAACAAAACCAGCTCCATCTGGTGGGAATGCTGGAGTAATTTCAATAAGTACGAAACCATTTGCCTGGTTGACAACACCATTCGTAACGAAGGTAAATGCACCAGCAATGATCTCATCTGGTTGGTCGAAGTCCTGAGTTCTTTCTAAAATCCAAGGAGCAGAACCACTACCAGTATCTTTGACCACATAGAATCCATTTTGGAATTCAATAGTTTGGTTCTTAATTAGAACACGATCATCAACTGCTGGACTGAATCCATCAAGTGTCAATACTCCATTAGCATTGGCATGTAGAGATGCACCAACACCTAGTGTACTATTGCCAACACCTGCTGTTGGACCATCAACATATGTTCCAGTAAGATTTACCGTTGATGCTGCAGAAACTGCCTGCTGAATGACCAATGCCGCAGTTGCAAAGAGGTCAACATATTCTTTACTGGCAAGTTCATTTGCCAAAGTCGGGGTTTTATCCGTAACAAATACTTTTTCTACATTCAGTTCACTACTGATTCCAACATTACCCGTTACATAAAGGTTTTCTGATCCAAAAACACTATCACCAATAGCAACTTTTTTCAGAGTATCATTATAAACTAATGCATCTGCTCCACCAAAACTTCCATTGTCATTAAACTGCACGTTTGTATTATCACCCGCAGGATCGAATGGATCTACAGTTACGGTAGCAATACCTTGGAATGCGGTTGCTTCAATGCTCTGACCAACAAAGTTCAGTGTTTGAACACTACCAGCCGTACCAACAACTACACCTTCTTCTTGAACGGTGATACCACCAAAACTAATTTCTGGTGTTCCCCAAACAACAGAAGAACCCGTAGAAATTAGAGACAGACCCTGAACTCCTGGTTCATTCGTATAATCATATAATGCATTATGTAACTGCATACTACCGTTAACGGTAAGTTGATATGCAGCTTGAGTTGTTCCAAATCCAACTCGTCCTTCAGTTACCTCAAGGACTGTATCACTTCCAGAAAAATCCTCTATACCTAAAGATAAAGATGTTTCTCTACCTGAAAAAAACCTTTTACGTGCTTGCATTGACTTAATACCGTATTAGAAGTTAGATGTCTCCAGTACAGATGCAACTAATTTCAGTACACCTGATGCATTACCAGTGATTGCTAATTTATCACCTGTTTGTAATACAAGTTTACCATTAAGTAAACTCAAACTATCTTTAGAAGCAACTGGATAATCCAATAGAAGTGCTGTTTCAGTAGTTTGTCTCTTATGATAGAGACTTACTGTTTTTGTTGCTGGATCAGTATTAGTTACCTGGATTAGTAGGAAAACTGATGTATAACCAGTAGGTGCAGTATAAATTTCTGTTGCTGCACCTGTGCTTACTGTATGAGTAATAGTTTTAAAGTTATTAACTGCGACTGCTGCCATGATTTAACCTCCTAGTGCTAGAATGAATGGTGTGACGCTGTTGAACAATGATTTAATATAAACACGACCAGAGATGGTTCCAGTTGCTTGGTCAATTTGAATACCATCACCAATTCTGAAGTTACCTGCCTGGTCCGTACTTGTGTAAACTACGAGACCACCATCTTCCTGAACAACTTCATTATCTTGAATAATGATGCCTCCAACTGAAGGTCTTGCGGTGAGAATTGTATTTCCAGCACCAACATATTCAAAAGAGTGAGAGGATGTGATTTGCAAACTCTGACGAGTTATATATGCAACTTCACCACCTACTAAATCATTATTTAGTCCTTGACTCATTGTGATAGTTGAGATGCCATTATGAGGTAGTGTTGCGGAAGCAACCTTGAAGTATAATGGTTGCATTCTCTCAACTTCAGCAGTTGCTTGTGTGCCACCACCATCAGGTGCGGTAATTGTGATTGTTGGGAATGAATTTTCTTGATATTGTGTTCCAGAGTTAGCAACTAAGAAATCGACAACTTGTCCATCTTCAATAATTGGAATACCTTGTGCGGTAATACCGTCTGGACCTGTTGGATCAGAGAATACAACACCAGGTACAGCACCTTCATATCCAGAACCTGGATTGGTAATCTTAACTTTCTCTACAGAGAAGTAGAGTTCATCAAAGAATAGTGTTTGACCATCATAAGGTCTCTGAGTACCGATACCAGTTAGAGTAACTTTTTTATCACCAATATCATATGGACCCTGAGCATTTGTTCTACCAGCATCACCTGCCTTAACGACCTCAGCAGTCTGTCTGTAGTTGGAACTAGAAGTTTCATCACCAACACCCTTAGAAACTAGACCAAACTCACCGAAGGAAGAGTTGGAGTTTGTAAGGTCGCATTGACCACCAGAGAGGGTTACAATTGCCTCATTACAGCAGATCGTGAAGATAGACACCAACTGAGCATATGCACCGTTTGTGATGGATACTCCGATGCCACCTTGGTTATATTGAGTGTATGAGTCAACACTCATTGAACCTTGTACACCTAGTTCATCCTTATCACCAGGATCAGCATCAAATCCATTAATTCTCATGCCGATGCTATTTTCAATAAAGTTAGTACAGTTTCTAATGTAAGGACCTTTTAGAACTGGACCATCAGTACCAGGAGAGAATGATGGATCATTTTCAAAGTTAGAACCTGCTCCACTATTTCCTGGGAATCTGGTAGAAATACCAGCACCACCATAGTTCACTGCAGAAGTTGCTGCAGCAACAAAAGTATGAACATAAGTAGCACCAAATCCTGCAATACTACCAGCATTGATAGTGAATGTATTTGTAGTTGTTTGAGAAATTCCTACAAACTTATCATAGATTGGACTGGTTTTATCTGGATATCCGATTGTAGTTACATTACCATCTGAACTACATGTAAATTGGATAGAATTTGGAGAGAGTTTTACTTTATCCGTAGTTGTTAGTCCATGATCATTGACAGTGATTGTCAATCCACCACCGACTGGATCATAAGTAGCACCTGTTGGAGTTAGATAGAGAGGTTCTTGAAGTGTTCTAAATCCATCCTCAATAATTGCACTAGCAATACCAACTGCTGTATTTACTGCAGAAATGACATTCTTACAGTTACCAACAGTATTGTTATTACCAGTATCAGAATCAATTTGAATACTTATATCTCTAATCTGACCAATGTCTGGTCTGAAGGTTCTTGTCTTCTGAATAGTTCCACCACTCTGATAACTATGAGCAAAAGTTGAAATACCAACATTAATTGCTACTTGAGTATCTGAGACATAATCCTTGACTTCAAAACAATCACCAAATGTTCCGTCTGGGAAAAGTGTTGTAGTAACACCAATTCTTACTTCACCACCACTATCATAAGTGTGATCAATAGTAGAAATACCTACATTAGTATAGATAACTGTTCCTGCAGTTCCTACATATGCATCATAGATATAGTCATTAGTTCCATCTGGGAAGATAGTTGTTGTGATACCAGATCCACCAGGACAAGTGAATGCAACATCAAACATTTCAAACTCATCACCAGAACTTAGTCCGTGATCAGATGCTAAGGTAATCGTACTGAAACCAGATGCCTTATCGTATTCAAAATTAGTAATGCTAATCACATTGTTATGTGCAGCACAACTAAATCCAAGACCAGCAAGTTTAACAGTGTCTTTATCAGTTAAACCATGACCTACATTAGTTGTTACTGTAATAATACCTGCAGTTGGAGAATACTCACCAGCAGTAATATTAAATGCAGTTCCAATAGTATAAGAACCATCTCTTACATTATTGATAACTCTTCTTACAATATCTTTTGAATATTCGAGTGCAATAACAGATTGCTCGTATTCATCAGGATCAACCAAGATGTTAGACAGTCTGTTACCATTTGCATCAAAGTAAGACTTACCAACACCAATGACCTTTGTATTACCACCACGGGTAATATCGTAGCAAACTGCCTTCCAAATCTTGGTAACATCACGACGGCACTTGTTCTGCTCTAGTCTCATGCCAGTTGTAATTCCTGGAAGACTATCAGTATTACCTGCACCAATTGCGCTAGTTACAATTCCGACTAGTTCTGTAATGTCATTGTTGACGTTGAGGCAAATTCCGTTACCAACAACGTTTTCACCACGAAGTGGAGTTCCTGCAGCAGCACCAGTATCAAACTGCTGTTCAAAAGTACTGTATTGGAAAACTGTAGTAGCAGTACCAGAACTTGGAGTATAAGTGTGAGCAATTGTAGAGATGCCTACATTAATTACAAATTGATTACTATTAAACAATCCATCTGGATCAATCTTGAAGATATGTCCAGAAGGACTACTTCCATCTGGGAAAATAGTTGTCGTTACACCAGAGTGTTCGGTATCACAAGTAAATGCAAGTCCCGCAAGTGAAACGTGATCAGTAGTACTTAATCCATGACCAATCAATGTTGTTACAGTTGAAACACCAGTGAGTGGTGTATATTCAAATCCAGTAATGGTTGAACCAGATCCTTTCAGTTCAAATCCATATGGTTTGTTATTGATAGCAAAGGTTGCAATACCAGCAGCACGGTCCATTGCTGCAATCGTTGCTTCAGAAACACCAGCACCTAAGATGTGAGATAGTGCTCCGCCAACAAAGTATGATTGTGCAGCACCTACTGATTTGCTGTTTGCTTGAGTACCATTTCTATATCCTGCTCTTAAATCATGAGCAACTGCTTCTAGCACATCATGAATGTCGTCTTGACAGTTTCTTGCCGTACTGAAGGACATTGTGAATGCACCACCAGCATAGTTAACACTGGTGATAAATCCTACTGCCTCTGCTGCAATATATTCTGCGTTTAGATCAATAAGTCTTGCAGCATCTTGTGCTCTATGAGATCCAGCAACACCACTAAAACCACTGGTGAGGAAACCAACTGCTTCACCAGCAATATAGTCTGCATTTTGACGGATCAATCTTGCACCATCAAAGTATCTATCGGAAGCAACACCTTCTAAAGGAACGAAAGCAATAACTGCTTTTCCATTCTCCATTGGTTCACCAAGGAAACCAGGTTCAGAACCACCTTGAGGAACACCTTTAGAACCACCACCAATATCAGCACCTTTACCAATGAATGCTAGATCAGTTAGGTGACATGCATTATTAATATGGAATAAATCTTGATTAGGATTATTTGGAGCAATATAACAGTTTCTTAATTCAAATCCTTCAATGGATACATTATCCCTAAGAATGATAGGATTATTTTCAGTGTAAAGACCTGCTGAAACCTTAATAGTGTCACCTGGTTGAGCTGCTTCAGATGCTTTCTTAATAGATCCAAAAGCATCTTGTTGAGTTAGACCACTATTTAAATCATTACCTTCTACAGTTACGAAAAACGTATTACCAATACTTCTACCTGCACCGACTGTAACCACTCGGGTTGCGATTCCTACACCTTCAGTGTCCTGACGAACAAATACAGTACCATCGAAATGGTTAATAGCTAACTCACCATAAGTTAACTGTTCTAGACTAGGAACAGATCCCGCAGTTAGAGATCTCTTTAACCTAATTTTTGGACTTGTATTCATCTCAACTCCGCGTAAAGTTACTCAAAAGCTTCTTTTGTCTATTTATTCAAGGTTTCATTTTGTATATTATCAAATGCTTTTTTATTCAGCAGTTTTGATAATTCTGCCGTCGATCCCACAAATAATGCATTATTAACAGTTGTTGGTGCCTGTTTTTTAGTATCTTGGTCCAACTCATGCATTTTCTTCTGAAGGTCTAGTAGTTTGTCAGTAGCATCAGAAACATTCTTAATCAAATGACCAACGACTTCATATGCCCTTGGAGTTTCCGTTTCTTGTGCTAACTCAAGAATACCATTTATTGCTTCCTGACCCTTTTCGATAATTGAATATAAATTACCTCTTGTGTATTCGTAATCATTTGTTACATCATCTTTCTTGACTGGTTTTTCCTTTTTAGGTTCCTCAACAATTTCAGAAGAAGCATCTACCTCAACAATAGGTGCCTCCTCTTCAATATTAAAAGTCTCGTTTAGATCGTCAAATTTTGCCATTAGATGAACTCTCCATCAAATCCGAAGTTATCACCAGTTCCTACAGCATAGAATCTGATACTATCTGATCTTGTAATCTCAGTTACGTTTGAACCAGATACATGAACCTCTGCTCTTGTTCCATTTTGTGCTCTTCTGACAAGAATGCAATTTTCTGTATCTGATTTTGCCTTAACATACATCACTTCTTCGTTAATTGTAATGTATGAGGCAAGATTGATATTTTGAATGGAGTTGAAGCAGATGATTTCATCTGTCTTATCAATATCTTTTGCAGTAGTCGTGAGAGTAACCTCATCGTATTCTTTTCTTGCTTCTGGTTCAACAGAGTATGTAACATCTCTGGTGTTCTTGCTTGGATCTCCTGGAGTTCCATCATTAGTACCAGTAGAAGATGCATAGTAAGCAACTTGAGCCTTTTTGATAATCTTGGTAGAAATATCTTTTGCAACAGGACCAAATAGGTATGTCTTTGCAGTAAATCTCAGAGTGTAGATAAGTGCTCTTCTAGTATCAAAGTTTCCTTCATATTGATCATCCATAGAGATACCTTCTAAGATAATCGGAATATCTCTCTTCTCATCCATCTCATCAACCAATTCGATAGTGAGATTATATTGTGGTTGGAAATATGGTAAAATTTGCTCAACAATCTGGAGCATGTCATCATTCAACTTTGTATAAATGTTGAGTTCAAATGACATATTGTATGGAACTGGCATAAATGCCTGCTTAACTGTTCCATCTTCGGATGGAGAGGGAACAAGAATTTTTTGAGTGGTAGTTACTTTTCTAGAAGAATCATACTGTAAACCAACAAACTCAAAAGACATTCTTGGTAGTGTAATTTGAGTTGTTTTGTTAAGATCTTCTGCTTGTTCTAGTCTTGCTAAAAATTTCTGTTGAGGTGCATATGCAAGAGGAACTTTTACACTATTGGTAACATTATTATTAGCATCAGTAGTTTTAATGGTTACATCATTAAAGAGCGTACCAAATCCTATAACAATCTTTCTCAGAATTTCGTGGTAATAATATTCAAACATGATAGAACTCTACTATACTCTTCCGAATGGGTTTCTTTCTGTGAAGTCGAGAAGATCATCACCTTCAGATTGAATTGCAACGTTTTCGTCGTAACTACTTGATGGATTTGTTTCTTCTACACTAGATGATGTCTCTGGAACATCATAAGTGTTGTCATCGACTAATGGATTATCGCTAATAGTATTTAGGATAACAATTTTATGTTGTGCTCCAGATGTTCCACCAGTGATTACTTCACCATTTGAGAA